AAGAATGGAGATACGCTTAGCAAGATAGCTAAACACTATGGGAAGAGTGTGGCAGAAATTCAGAAGCTTAATGGCATCTACAATCCAAATCGTATCTACGTGAATCAGAAACTTAAGATTCAATAGGAGAATCATAATATGATAACGGTCAGACAGAAGGGCGATTTCTCAAAGACTACGAAATTCCTTGAACGTGTCAGGGAAGCAGTTAATCTTGGTCTGCTTGATAAGTATGGGCGAGAGGGAGTGAACGCCCTTAAGTCTGCTACACCTGTGGATACAGGTTTGACCGCAAGCTCGTGGTATTACGAAATCGAAAATCGAAACGGAGTTGCGAGGCTTACGTTTAATAATTCAAATATTCAAAACGGAGTTCCGATAGCCATTATTCTTCAGTATGGTCATGGAACAAAAAATGGAGGCTGGGTACAGGGTCGAGATTATATCAATCCTGCGCTAAAGCCTCTTTTTGACGAGATTACGGATCGGGCATGGAGGGAGGTTACTAAACTGTGAGTAAGACAATTGATGAACGAGTTGTCGAGATGCGTTTTGATAACAAGCAATTTGAAGCTGGCGTAAAGGATACAATGTCAACGCTTGATAAGTTCAAAGAAAAGCTTAATTTCAATGGTGCGACAAAAGGGCTTGAAAATATCGAATCGGCATCAAAGAAAGTCACAATGAGCGGTCTCTCCTCAGCCGTAGAGCAGATACAGCATAAATTCTCTGCGTTAGAAGTTATGGGTGTAACTGCTATTGCCAATCTGACAAACGAGGCAGTAAATTATGGAAAGCGTTTGATGGCGGCATTCACTATCGATCCTGTAAAAACAGGATTTGATGAGTATGAGCTAAAGATGGGGTCTGTTCAGACTATTATGGCAAGTACGGGTGAATCTTTAGCGACAGTAAATAAATATCTGGATGAATTGAATACATATTCAGATAAAACTATTTATTCGTTTTCTGATATGACTACGAATATTGGTAAATTTACTAATGCCGGTGTAAAACTGGAAGATGCAGTAATGGCGATTAAAGGTGTCAGCAATGAAGCTGCTGTATCCGGAGCAAATGCAAACGAAGCATCCCGTGCCATGTATAACTTTGCACAGGCTTTATCCGCAGGTTATGTAAAACTGATTGATTGGAAGTCAATTGAAAACGCTAATATGGCGACTGTAGAATTTAAGAATTATCTTTTAGAAGCAGCCGCTGCGTGTGGAACAGTCGAGAAGCAAGCGGATGGAATGTATAAAATCCTAACCACAAATGCCAATGGTTCACAGTTTGATCAGATGGTGGACGCTACACATAACTTTAACGATAGTTTGTCTTATCAGTGGATGACAACCGAAGCGTTAGTAAGTACACTGAAGGATTATGCCGATGAAACCACGGTAATAGGTAAGAAAGCATATGCTTCTGCACAGGATGTAAAAACTTTTTCCATGATGATGGATACCCTGAAAGAAGCAGCACAGTCTGGTTGGGCAAGAACATGGGAAATAACGCTTGGTGATTTTGAACAAGCAAAAGCATTATGGACAGACGCAGCTAATTATTTCGGTGGATTAATCGATGCATCAGCAGATGCCAGAAACAACTTATTAGAAACTGCACTTTCTTCAAAATGGGATACTTTTATTAAACAGATAAACGACGCAGGTATTGAAACAGATGTATTTACAGAAAAATTGAAAGAAACTGCAAGACAGCACAACATTGCGATTGACGGCTTGATCGAAAAAGAGGGATCTCTGGCAGCAGTATTCCAAAAAGGAAAATTGTCTGTAAGCATTATCGTTGAAACTCTAAAAAAATTAGCCACTGCTGAAAGTACAGTCACACAGACAACTGAAAAAGCGACAGCGAAGTTAGACGATTTCCAGAAAGTTGTAAATCAGGTCATCAAAGGTGATTTCAAAAATGGTGAAGAACGAGTAAAAGCACTTACCGAAGCAGGATATGACAATGTTGCTGTCCAAAAACTCGTTAATAAGGTTTGGGAACGTAACGGAAAGACTTGGTCCGATACAACTATAACATCTGAAGATTTGGCAGATGCAATTCAGGATATGTCAACTGCTGAAATTGAGAGCATTGGCTATACAGAAGAACAAGCAAAAAAACTGAAAGAATTAGCAGATCAGGCTGAAAAGACTGGAACTCCATTAAATGAGCTTATTAACGGTTTGAATAAGCCATCGGGAAGAGAAGCACTTATTGATTCACTTAGAGTATCTATACAGAGTTTGGTGCGAGCTATTTCGGCAGTTAAAGGTGCTTGGGATGATTATTTCTCAATACAGCCGAGTGACATCACAGCTATCATTGATGCTATATATGATTTAACTCATTTCTTAGAGATTACAGATGAAGATGCCGATAAATTGAGGCGCACATTTAAAGGGCTTTTTGCGATGCTCGATATTGTCACTACGTTTGTTGGTGGCGGTGTGAAAATTGCTTTTAAGCTTCTGTGTAAAGTTCTGGGAATGATGAACTATGATGTCCTGGATCTTACAGCATCGATTGGGGATAACCTGGTAGCATTTCACGATTGGTTACTTTCCAACAATAGAGTAGTAAAAGGACTGACAAAACTAGTTTCATGGTTGAAAACCGGAATTTCAAAATTACAGGAGTGGTATGGTGAATTTAGAAACCTACCAATTGTTCAGAGCAACTTAGAAAAGTTGAATGATGTATTCACAAGCACATTAAGTGATCTGAATGAGCATTTGTCCGAATCTAAAGATAATCTAAATGCATTCATCGAACGATTAAAAGCGATGGATTCCATCACAGTTGATGATGCGAGAGGTATTCTCGAAGACTTCTTTAACAATGTTATTATGAAGTTCTTTGATTTGGACGGCAAGTTCAATAAATTAAGCATAACAGTTAATAATTTTAAAGAAGATGTAACAAAATACTTCGAAGAAATTGGACAGCAAACCGATACACTAAAAGGCAAAATATTTAATTTTGTCGATTCGGTACGAGAAAAGTTAAGCGGTATTGGCATAGGACAAATTCTTTCAATTGCTCTTGGCGTTGGAGTTATTTCTTTTGTGAGAAAATTATACAAGCTTTTTCAGAACGTATGGGATTTTGCTGAATCAATACAATCAGTTATAAAAAATGCCGGTGGAGTATTAAAAGGTTTTTCAAACGTATTAAATTCTTTCGCGACAAGTATAAAAGTATCAGCGATTAAGAAAGTTGCGGAAGCTATCTTGATTCTTGCCATTGCGGTCGGAATATTGGCAATGATCCCTGCCGATAGATTAGCAGAGGCAAGGGGAACGCTGGTAGCACTAATGATTTGTCTTGGTGTTATAGGCGGTATAATGATTGGTCTAAGCAAAACTGGTTTGCTAGATGGAAAACAAACAAAAAACGTTATTAAGGGCACAACCGCTTTATTAGAAATTGCTGGCGCACTATTATTAGTTGTTATCGCCGTTAAAATGGTTGATGGAATAGAAAATGTTGAGTCAAGTTTCCTCGCAATCGGCATTTTTATGGCAGGAATGGTTTATTTAGTTACATACATGAGCGGCTGCACAAAGGAACTGGCAAAAGGAAGTAAAATATTCCTATCATTAGCAGTATCAGTACTGATTCTTACAAAAGCAATTGCTATTCTTGGAGAAATGGATCAAAAGGTTCTCGACCAGGGAGCAGGAATGCTCTACGTAGTCGCGATTGCAATAGGAACTATGATGGCGATGACACGTGCTCTTGGTAAAAATGCTGCTGGAAGTGGAACTGCGATATTAGCGATTGCTGCATCACTTATTCTCATCGCAAAGGCAGTTGAAATATTCGGTTCGATGGATTATAGCATTTTAATGCGAGGAGCTACGTGGGCAGCTGTATTCTTTATTGGACTTGGCGGTGTATTAAAAATCATTTCAGACGTGAGTTCTAACGCTGTCAAAGCAGGCGTGGCAATGCTAGCAATATCTGCAGCCTTAATATTAATTGCAGTTGCTATCAAAATAATAGGCGGTATGGATGTAGGAACAATCGCCAAAGGTGTTGTTGCGGTTGGATTATTAGCCATATTCATGGGTGTGTTAATCAAAGCTACAAGTTCAGCAGGCGACAACGCAGCAAAAGCTGGTGTTACGTTATTAGCCTTTGCTGGTGCCGTGCTGATTTTAACCGCTTGCATGGCGTTGTTCAATTTTATTGAGTGGAGCGCAATCGGTAAAGGAATAGTAGCTATGCTTGCTATGACAGTATTTATGTCTGGTTTAATCGCCGTAACAAAGATGGCACAAAGTTGCGAAAAAACGTTAATTGTGTTGGTTGTAGCAATTGCTACGTTAGTGATAGCGGTGGCAACACTTTCAATGATCGATACAGATGCTCTTTGGAATGCAACTGGGGCATTGTCGTTGCTAATGGGTGTTTTGGCATTGCTAATCGCATCAACAAAGTTAGCTCAAAATGCACTTCCAGGGTTGCTTATGATAGAGGTGTTGATCGTCACCTTAGCA